GAAGTTCTGAACGGCTTAAGAACACGGCGGTGGTTTACCCATCAAGTCAAGCTTAAGAATCAACAGTCCTCAAATGGTCGCTTCAAAAAAAGGAAGAGGAGCGATCTTCTGTTTTTCAACGTTGGAGAAATTGATAACGTTAGCACCTATAAAAATTACGAGGGTGACGATGATGAATTTGGCAACTTTCAGCTTTTCCTTGAGCTTGATCGAGGTTTAAGCCGTGTGGTCGGAAGCCAGCTTGTGCCTGCGTTTGTAACCTATGAGATCACTACAACAAAAGAGAACTACACCGGTGAATCTCCTGTCTTTACGCGAGTGCGTGCCACGATTCAAGGACTGCTCAGAAAGACAGATAATTACAAGTGGTGTCACGCCTTTACCTATGGAGAAACTGGCATTGAGGACAGTGACACTGTTGTTCGACTTAAGATGCAAATTATTGATACAGACGCCGATAACAAAGGTGGACGCATCAGGATTCGCGGCGCTGGTTATGAAATGTTCCGCGACAAGAAACAGAATTTCACTGATAACCTTGTAACGGAGACAGAGACGTAATGGGCCTTAATTCTGAGTCTGTAATTAAGATCGTTGATCTTCTGTGTGAAGGTCCAATCGATGGCATCGAGGGTGATCGCAAAGGCGTTTTCCTTGATGAATCACCGCTCGCAGCAAAAACTGGGCAAAATTTAGTCAGAAAAAGCCATTGCTCTTATGAGCTACGGCAAGGGGGGCGTGAGCAAAGATATTTGCCACAAGCAAAGGGGAAAACCAGCAACGTCATTAACGTAAACAAAGAGGTAGGCAGTGGTTATGACGAGATCTTGAATAAAGACGGCAATCAAGTTAAGAGACGAAAGTATGGAGCAGGCCATCAGATCGTTCAAATCACCGATACCGATGTGGACAGCGTTGATTTGATTTTCACAATCCCGCGTCTTTTTTCAACAGCTCAAGAAGGACTTGTAAAGGGCCAGTTGTTTGATGCTCAAATCTTTTTTGATGTGTCTATCCAAGATGTAGGCAGCGGCACTGCTTTCAAGACTGTTAAGAAAACAGCGGTTGATGAAGTTAGCGAAGATTTTAAAGGTGGCGGAAATAATGTTTTCTACATTGAAGGCATCAGCACTGGCAACTATCAATATCAACTAAGCGGCATCGAATTACAAGGCAAGGGGCCTTGGAACATTAAGGTGCGTAAGTATCCACAAAGTAAATACAAAGGTGAGATCCCTCACACTCGCAAGAATTCTGGGGACATTGATCAAGACATTTTCAGGGCATCCTTTAAAGAGTTTGATGACATCAGTAAGAGGACGCCATTAAAGGATGGTCGTGCTAACACCTTCGTCTGGTCTTCTGTTGTAGAGCACGTTGACATCAGGACTGCCTATCCATTTTCGGCTTGCGTCGGCATGAGTATCTCAACCGACGAGTTTCAGACATTGCCGACTAGAGCATATTTAGTCAAAGGCAGAAAAGTTCAAGTTCCTCACAACGCTGTGCCGAGAGCAGACGGAAGTTTGGTGTTTAACGGCAATTTTAATGGGACGTTAGGAGCTGCAGTATGGACAACATGTCCCGTTTGCATTTTCTACGATTTGCTTGTAAACGAGCGTTATGGCGCAGGACATTTCATCGACAAAAACAATTTGAGCTGGGTCGATCTTTACCCCTTGGCGCGGTATGCAAACGAGCTTATTGATGGTGAGCCGCGTTTTGCCTGCAACGTTCAAGTGTCATCACAAGCGCAAGCGTTCACCGTTTTGCAAGATTTTGCCAGCATATTCAGAGGGATGATGTATTGGCAGTCAAACACTATCCAAGTGACTGCAGATCACGGTAACCTTGACGGCACTGATGTTGATCCTGTTCATATCTTTTCGAATTCTGGAGTAATCAATGGAGCTTTCAGCTACAGCGGCTCCTCATTAAAGACTCGTAGTACAAGCATCAAAATCCGCTATAACGATCCAGACAATTTTTACAAACCAAACGTTATCTGTATTGAAGACGCGGCTTTGATCGCAAAGTACGGCTATCAATCCAAAGAGGTTCTGGCTTTTGGCTGCACGTCCAAAAAGCAAGCCAAACGCATGGGGCGTTGGATGATGAAATCAGAAGAGCTTGATGCAAACACGGTGACGTTTGTTGTCGGCCTCGATGGCGCTCTTGTGTTCCCTGGGCAGGTCTTTGCAGTACAGGACGAGATGCGCGCTGGTCAAAGGTTGTCTGGCCGGATCAGCAGCTCAACAACAACTTCAATCGTGGCAGACCAGTCGATCACCGTACCGAGTGGCAGCAACCCAACTTTGACGTGCGTGTTGAACAATGGAACGGTAGAAAGCAAGGCCATTAACACAAGCGCGTCGAGCGGAACAAGCGTTGCGGTGGCTTCAGCTTTTAGCGAAACTCCGCTTGTAGGTGCCATTTACTCCATTGGCACTGATAACGTCAAAGAACAAAAATTCAGATGCCTTTCTGTTGCTGACAATGGTGATGGAACGTTTGCTGTTGTTGGCGTTGAATTTAACGACAGTATCTACGCAGCCGCGGACGAGGATGAAGAGCTTGAGTTTATAGACGTGACTAGCTTGGATGAGACGCCTGCTATTCCCATAATCTGATGCCAATTGACTTTCAGCTGATTTCAAAGGACGGCGGCCTGACAAATCGTGGTGTAGCCACTTGGACGAGAGGGACCGGTGGTTTTACTGCTTCTTTCGACGTAAGGCATCGAATAGACAAAGGCACTTTTACCGAGTTCAATACAACTAGCACGTCAGTTGCAGTTGATGGAATCAATCCTGGCTCGATCTTTGAAGTGCAAGTACGAGCGGTTGGCATTGGTTTCCCTGTAAAAAAATCTACTTTTGCAAAAGTAAAAGCAGTCGCGCCAGCTCTGCCTGATTTGGGCACAGACGACAATGGAAAGCCAATAACGCAGGTCGTCCCTAATGTCAGCAATCTCTCCTTGAGCCCAATTAGTGATACGCAGGCTTCTTTGCAGTGGACTGCACCATTCAACGAAAAGCTAAATAATCTCGTAGTGCTGGTTAGACACTCAAGCAAGACAGACGGCACTGGAACATTCACAAATGCTGTGAAGCTTACGGAAGTTCAAGCAACAGCAAACTCAGTGACCGTTCCACTGATGAACGGCGAATACATCGTCAAGCTGCAGGATCAAACGACCAAGGTGAAAAGCGCTACCGCGATCAGCCTTGTTTTAAACATTCCTAGCGCAATTCCTAAACTTTTAGTCCAGACAAGACGCGAGGACACTGATACCCCTCCATTTCAGGGCGAGAAGTTTGGGTGTTTCTACAGCGACGAATACGATGGCTTGGTTTTAGACGGATCAGACACGATTGATGATGTGCTGCTTATTGATGATCTATCTGAGATGGATTTCATCGGTGAGCGTCTTGCCAGCGGTGAATATGAGTTTCCTGCATTGTTGGATCTAGGCGGTAAGTTTCAAGCCGAGCTGGACCGCACCATAAATTCGCGGGGCTTGTATCCAAGTGACCTGATTGATGATCGCTCTGAATTGGTAGACGCTTGGAGCGATTGGGACGGAACGCTGGCAGAAGACACCAACGCGATCCTTTACTTCCGCACTAGCAATGAGGCGCCTGCAGCAGATGACATTTTGCTAGAGGCAACCCCAGACTTTTTTCTGCTTGAGGATGGCGACAAGCTGCTGCAGGAGTCTTCAACAGAATTTGGCGATTGGCGCGTTTTGGAGAAAGCCACGTTTGTCGGTCGCACGTTTCAGTTCAAGTGTGAGCTAGAGGCTGAACATCCTGACCAGACGCCGTTGGTGGAGGAGTTGGGCTATCAGGTCACAATTCCAGCTCGTACAGAAAGCTCTGCGACAATTGCTTCTGGAGCGGCGGCAAAGGCCGTGACGTTTACGAACGCTTTCTATGAGGCGCCAACAGTTGGAGTTACGGCTTTTAACCTTGCCAGTGGGGACTATTATGAGGTGACATCCGTCACCCGAACTGGTTTTACGGTCCACTTCAAGAATTCCAGTAATTCTTCAATTGATCGCAACTTCCAGTACGTCGCAGCGGGCTTTGGCTCTGAGCAAACCTAAAAATGGCAGTTCACGACTATATTCTCAGCAACCAAAGCGGATCGAGCTTCCGTTCTGACCTGAACAACGCACTGGCTGCAATCGTCAGTCAGAACAGCAGCGCAACAGCGCCTGCCACAACGTATTCATACCAATACTGGGTCGACACTAGTGCAACGCCTGCGCTGATCAAGCAAAGAAATTCCGCAAACGATGCATGGGTGACACTTGCGGAAGTAGATGGCCAGATCCTTGCCGCTGATGGAACGGATGCGAAGCCAGGCATTTCTTTTGCTTCTGACATCAACACTGGCTTAAAGAGGAACGCCGCTAATGACGTTTCAATCGTTACAGGTGGTACTCAGGCCTTAACTGTAAAAAGTGATCAGAAAGTCGGTATTAACACCACGGCTCCTGGCGGACCTCTAGAGGTTCAAACAGCAACTAGCGAGCGGGTGATTTTTGACAGCGCAGGCAGCCAGCAGCCAAGAATTAAGTTTGTGCGAGATAGTGGGGCTGACTATTCAATCACTAACGCTGCCGGTGAGCTGCTGATAGAGAGAGATTCAAGTGAAATTTACAAATTTGTCGCCGGTGAAAGACACGTCTTCACTGGCTTAGCACAAGTTGGCAAATATAGTGATTGGTGGAGTGCTGGTACTTTTTACGGCATCAGTGGCATTGGTCATATAGGTTCAGAAGGATCTTTTAGACTAACTCTTACATCTAATGGTTACAGAGATGCTGATGGCGACTGGGTCAGTCTTGGTATTAATAGCCAAAACGGCGCATCGCAAATTGGTTTAGATCCATCAGGGCAAATTATTTTCGCTGCCGAAGCTACTAAAAATACTGGAGCTGCGGCAAGCGTTACTGAAAGGGCTCGATTCCTTAATACCGGTCAGTTTCGAGTAAGTATTTTATCAGGGAGTGGTAATGCTGATATTCATGCTAATAGCTCTGGTGTGTTGTTCCGCAGCTCATCTGATGGAACGCTAAAAGAAAATGTCACAACACTAGGTTCTCAACTTGAAAACATAAAAGCGCTTAATCCTGTTTCATACAACTGGATTGATACTGACTTTTATGGAACCCAAACAGAAATTGGATTTATTGCTCAAGAAGTTCAACCATTAATTCCTGAAGTTGTTTCTACAAACTCAGACAATAAATTAGGTATTAATTATTCTATTTTAACTGCCACATTGACTAAAGCGTTGCAGGAGGCAATTGCCAAAATTGAAACCCTTGAAACTAAAGTTGCTGCTCTGGAGGCTGCTAACTGATGGCTGATCGCAAACTCTCCGCCTTAACAGAGCTAACCGCCCCTGCCGGTGGTGATCAGTTCTTGGTGCTTGATGCCTCAGAAAGCACTGACGCCAATAAGAACAAGCGTGTTCAGTTCACAAC